GATTGCTAGATACGGTTTTGGCACTGTTAATCGCACTCTCCAATCATTGTTGCCTGCGTTTACAGTAGCAGCAGCAGTAAGTGATGAAAAAGTAGGAATAGCGTCTGTTGGTAAATTTAATCCGCGTATATTAGACATAAATCCATTAGGATCATCTAACGCCGCTGACAAATTACCTGCTAAACTATTTAAAGAATCAAGACCTTTTGCTAGACCGCCGGCGACTTCTTTTACAGAATTTACTACGCCGCTGGCTTTACTAACTAAAGAGTTAGATCCTACTATACTTTCTACACTACTGATTGGGTCGTTTGCCATTTTTTTCTCCTTCTTATTATTTAGTTGACTTTTTTAAGTGCGTATATTATAATGTAACTAAGGAGACTATAATCAATGAGAAAAGTAAACTATCTTAACAACAAAGACATATTAAAAGAAATTCATAAGTCAAAAAATTCATTTTGCAGTTACGTTGACGAAGAATATCATCAATATGACATTATTTTAGCTGATGTAGAACGAATTAACATACGTACTATAGCAGAAGCAAAAAGAAATAAAGCAAAAAGGCTACAACAACAGGCTTTTGAAGCACGTAAACTAGCAGGAGAAAAAGTAAAACTAGCAGAATGCGAAGTTGACTACCGGAAAATAACAAAAGAAGAATTAATTTTCCGTATTATGACGTTTGATCACATTCCAGAAGAACCGGGTCGAAAGAAAAATCCTAAAACTGTAGCAGACACAAAGACCAAACTAAATTTTCCTCCATTTCAACACTATAAATTTAACGAAAAAGATGAACTAATTTGTATAGGCAAATCGCACTGGGTTGGAGGATTGTCTAACGGACATTTTTCAAAGAATCACGGTACTGCAACTGAAAAACTAGCTCGTATGTGGATGAAATTATGTGAGCGTTATGCTACTCGAGGCAATGTTAGAGGTTATACCTATAACGACGAAATGCGCGGTCAGGCTATACTGCAACTAGCACAAATCGGATTGCAGTTCGATGAGTCTAAAAGTCAAAATCCATTTGCATATTATACAGCAGCAGTAACAAATTCGTTTGTGCGAGTGATTAATATAGAAAAGCGTAATCAAAATATTAGAGACGACATTCTTGAAATGAACGACATGAATCCAAGTTACACAAGACAGAGTCAAGGTGAATTTGAAGCAGCTCAACGCAGACATGATCTAACAGAGCAAGCAAAAAATGGTGAATAACACCGTTGACTTTGATTAATATTGATTATACAATAAGTGTAACTATAAGGATTTTTGAGTGTTTAAGAAAGCAGCAGTATTTACAGATATACATTTTGGTTTAAAAGGCAACAGCAGATTACACAACGACGATTGTGAAGAATTTGTAGACTGGTACATAGAGCAAGCCAAAGAACACGGTTGTGAAACTGGTATTTTTTGTGGCGATTGGCATCACAACAGAAACAGTCTTAATATTACAACTATGGATGCTACTATTCGTAGTTTAGAAAAACTAGGCAAAGCATTTGATCAGTTTTTCTTTTTTCCTGGTAATCACGATTTGTATTACAAAGATAAGCGTGATATCCATTCTGTTGAGTTTGGTAAACACATTCCTGGTATTACTGTAGTCAATGAAATCCTAGAGCAAGACGATGTAGCACTTGTTCCGTGGCTGGTAGGCAACGAATGGAAAACTATTGAAAAGTGTAAAGCCAAATATATGTTTGGTCACTTTGAATTGCCGCACTTTTATATGAATGCTATGGTACAAATGCCAGATCACGGCGACTTAAAACCAGAACACTTCAAAAATCAAGAGTTCGTATTTAGCGGACACTTCCATAAACGCCAGGTTAAAGGCAAAATTCATTACATTGGTAACGCATTTCCCCACAATTATGCGGATGCGTGGGATGATGATCGAGGTATGATGATACTTGACAAAGAAAATGGCAAAGATCCTGAATATATCAACTGGTGGAACTGTCCAAAGTATCGAACCGTGAAACTTTCTGAGCTGTTAGACAAAACAGATGACATAATCAAACCCAAAATGTACCTTAGAGTAACATTAGACTTGCCAATTTCCTATGAAGAAGCCAGTTTTATCAAAGAAACATTTATTACTTCACACGGTTGCCGTGAAATTACACTGATTCCACAAAAACAAGTAGAAGAAATTTCCACAGAGTTGGATATTACACAGTTTGAAAGTGTTGATCAGATTGTATCTAAAGAAATTGCGGCAATTGATTCGGATAATTTTAACAAACAGTTACTATTGGAAATCTATAACGAGTTATGATTAAACTAAAGGATTTAACAGTAAAGAATTTTATGAGTGTGGGCAACCAGACTCAAGCAGTAGATTTTAACAAGGAACAACTTACTCTTGTGCTAGGAGAAAATCTAGATCAAGGTGGAGACGATTCAGGTTCACGTAACGGTACTGGTAAGACTACTATTATTAATGCATTAAGTTATGCATTATATGGTACAGCACTTACAAATATCAAACGCAACAACTTAATTAACAAAACCAACTCAAAAGGTATGTTGGTTACACTACATTTTGAAAAAGACGGTGTCGACTACAGAATTGAACGAGGACGTTCACCTAATGTGCTAAAGTTTTTTGTAAACGACGAAGAACAAGAGCTAATTGACGAGTCTCAGGGCGATTCACGTAAGACACAAGAAGATATCAACGATATGTTGGGCATGAGTCACGATATGTTCAAGCACATTGTGGCACTAAACACTTACACTGAGCCATTTTTAAGTATGCGCACCAACGATCAGCGAGACATCATTGAACAGTTGTTGGGTATTACCATACTTTCTGAAAAAGCAGAACAGTTAAAGGAACAGTCTAGAGTAACTAGAGACGCTATTACTGAAGAAAATGCTAGAATCAATGCTATACAACAGGCAAATGAAAAAATAGGTGAAACTGTTGAAAGTCTGCGTACTAGACAACGTGCCTGGCAGTCAAAGCAAAAGCAGGACATTGAAAGACTACAGCAAGGTATTGACGAATTAGAAAAATTAGACATAGACAAAGAACTAGAAGCACACGAACTGCTGAGTGCTTGGGCTGAGAACAACAATGCTATTACGGCTCTTAACAAAGAAAAGAGCACATTGGAAGTAGCACTAGAACGTGCTGAGAATTCTGTACAAAAAGTACAAAAAGACATCGCAGAACTAGAAGAAGCAACCTGCTATGCTTGTGGTCAAGAACTTCATGCTGATAAAAAGCAGGAAATACTTGACAAGAAAATGAAAGAGCTCAAAGATGCCGACACATATAAAATAGACATAGCGGAAAAACTGTCTGAAGTAGAAGAAGCACTAGCAGAAATAGGTGACATAAACGGACGACCCAACACATTTTATGAAACTGCTAAAGAAGCATACGAACACAGACAAAATGTTGACAGTTTGCGTCAGGCACTTGACACAAAGAAACAAGAAACTGATCCTTATATAGAGCAAATTGAAGATCTAGAAAATACTGGTATTCAAGAAATAGATTGGGGTCCTATGAATGACCTTAACAACTACAAAGATCACCAAGAGTTTCTGCTAAAACTGTTAACCAACAAAGATTCTTTTATACGTAAGAAGATTATTGATCAAAATCTTATGTATTTGAACAATAGGCTTACATATTATCTCGACAAACTGGGTTTACCACATCTAGTTGTGTTCCAAAATGATCTAAATGTGGAAATTACACAACTAGGACAGGACTTAGACTTTGATAATCTGTCAAGAGGTGAAAGAAACAGACTGATATTAGGTATGAGCTTTGCGTTTAGAGACGTTTGGGAAAGTTTATATCAAAATATCAACCTATTGTTCATAGACGAGCTGATAGATTCAGGCATGGACACAGCAGGTGTTGAAAATGCTCTTAGTGTGCTTAAAAAAATGGGCAGAGAGCGTGAGAAAAACGTGTTCCTTATTTCACACAAGGACGAACTGGTAGGTAGAGTCAATCATGTTATGAAAGTTATCAAAGAAAACGGCTTTACCAGTTATGAAAACGATATTGAAATAATAGAATGATAGAAGATGATACTCATGACAAGTTGACCAAAGCATATCTTGAGTATTTCAAGGTCAACGAACTATTTGAAGCACGTAATTCACAGCGTACACACAGAAATGCAAGAAGATGGTTGCGAGAAATACGCAAACTTGCTAAAATACGCATGGACGAAATACACGACAAACACATAAACAAAGGCAAGAACCAAAACCAAGGCACAGACGATTAAGGCTCCGGTAAGTAGCTACATGACGTGGATGTATGATGGCGAAATTGTAGACGAAATACCAGAAGGCTACATAGGATTTGTATATCTCATCACAAATAAAAAGAACGGCAAAAAGTATATAGGCAAAAAACTAGCTCAATTCAAAAAAACAAGGCCGCCGCTCAAAGGTAAAAAAAATAAAAGACGTTCAACAGTCGAATCTGACTGGAAAGACTATTGGGGTTCATCAGATAACCTGCTAGCAGACGTAGAAAAGTATGGCAAAGAGAGTTTTCTTAGAGAAATACTACACTACTGCGAGTCTAAAGGCGTTTTAAGTTACCTAGAAGCCAAAGAACAGTTTGATCGCAGAGTTTTAGAAACTGACGATTACTATAATGGCATTATTAATGTAAGAGTAGGCTCCTCACAGGCGTTAAGAGAACATCTCAAGCGTATCTAAGGCAATATAACAAGCAACACACAAGGTTAGCCCGCCAGATTGTAATCGGGCTGTGGAAAAACCTATGGAAACATAGGACACGTACACTTTGACGCCAATAGCGAACCATAGTTGGATTGAAGTAGATTGAATGTTGCCAATCAAGAACCACAATGTTCATAAAAACCGTGTGCTAGGAACGAAGTAGCGGGTAATACATTGAGTGTATGATATAATACACTTACTGTATGATGTCGACGTAGGTTGGGAAAGGTCAGAGCCCATTGAACAGTGAAAATACCTACTTCCAAAGTCTAGGCTGGGCGAACTCACATGAAGCTCATTTTTTTAGGCGGAACCGTAAGTGGTTCCGTCTGACTGAACAATCTACATGAAACTTAAAACAACTTCGTTGTTTAAATCAAATAAAATAGTTTGAGCGTTAGCGAAAACTTGTATGAGCTTTAGCTCATACATTAATATAACTTTGTATTTCTATATAAATAATAAAAAGTTTAGGAATAATCATTATGAATGTACACGAAATTACAAACGAAGCACCTGTAGGACTATTAAAACAGGTAGGACGTAAAATAGGTGCTAAAGCAGCTGGTGCTGTAGGAGCAAAAGCAACTGCGGCTGGACTTAGTGGTGCTGCTGAAACAGGTGATGTTGCTAGACAGCTAAATGTAGATTTAAGAAAGTATGCTGGCCAGACTGGCATGAATCTAAAACAACTAGACGCACAAGACCTAGCTGCGTTCTTAAAATCAAAAGGTTTTCCTACTACACCACTTGCTGGTGTATCAGGTGTGCTTGCTCCTAAACAAATTGATCAAGCTCTATTAAAAGCAGCTCAAGAAAAAGCAAAGGTTGGCGGAGCCAAAGCAAGTTCGGGCGTAGCCGGCAGCGGCGCTGCCGCTGGTTCTCAGCAGCAGGGCGGCGCTGCCGCTGGTTCTCAGCAGCAGGGCGGAGGATTCTTAGACAAGATACAACAAAAAACTGGCAAAGCTGGAGTATCTGGTGCTAGCAAAGCTAGAGGCGGTGCAGGTGCCGGTGCTAAACAAAATGCATTACCAGCAGATCTACAAGCACAATTAGATCAACTTACTCCTACAGAGAAAAAAGTACTAGCAGGATTAATATAATGAAACTTCAAGAAGTAACAGCATACAACTTACGCTCACAAAACATCCTAAATGAAAGTTGGAATACACTAACAGAAAGCCAACGAATTTATATAGGCAGATGGGAACGAGAACTGTGGCCGTTGCTTGAAGAATATGTTCGTGTATGCGAAGCAGATTTAACACCAGATCAAATTAAAAATATTTTTACCAGTGCTGAACAACAAACAGCAGGACAAAAAACAGGCCTAGGCAAAGCAGCAAGTGCAGCAGGCGCTGCATTAAAGTTGCCTATAGATATTGCTAAGAAAGTTGATGCTAAAATTAATGAACTCGGACGCATGGCACAAAATGCAGGTCCTATTAAAAATGCAGATGCTAAGTTTGAACAGTTAAAGAAAGACATTACTGCTAAAAACGGTGACAGTAAAATTGTTCAAGGCATACAAAAAGTAAGTGATTGGGCAAAAGAAAATCCAGGCAAGGCAAGTTTAGCAGTTGGTATCTTAACAACTATTGCAGCGTTTGCCGGAGGCCCAGCAGGCGGTGCAGCAGCAGGTTTAATCTTACGTTCAACTAAAGATTTACTACAAGGCGAAAGTCTTTCAACAGCAGTTGGCAAGGCAATTAAGACAGCAGCATATGGTGCTATTGCTGGTTGGGCACTAGAAGGTATCGGAGATTGGTTAGAAGGTTTAAGATACGAAGTTATACCGTTTGAAAAAGCGCCTGGCCTAGCAGAGTTAGAAGTAGATTTTACAAAAACATTTAAAATACCTGGGTTTACTGATATTAAAGAACTAGGCACTATGATTGTTCCTGAAGATCGACTTGCAGACTTTACTAGTCTTCTTGACGGATTAAAAGATGCTACAGCAGCTACTGGTAGTACAAGTGATCCGGTAGCACTTGATATGTTTAATCAGCTATGGGATTTTGCAGCAGAATTTGATAAAGCACAATTTCTCAGAGACATGAATCTGCAAAACGATCTTGCACAACAAATTGCAGCACAAAACGATGCATTCTATCAAAACTTAACAATGGCTAATAATGCTATAGCAGCAGCAGCACAAGGTACTGCGACCGGCAAAATAGATTCAAAAGATATCAAAGTTGACGGTGAACCATTATCAGATGAAGAACCAAAAGAAGCACTATCCATGGAAGATCAATTTGATCTTTATGTAGAATCACTAAATG